AATTTAGAAGACACTATTATTCCAAATTTAATGAAAGAAAAAGATAATATTAAACAACAGATTAAGTTGCTAAATAAAAAAGATATAGATAAAGCTATGGAATTACAATTTCGAGTTAAACATATAAATAACAAAATAAAGCAACACAAACATGAAAAAAATAATTATTTTTTGGAAAATTCTAAATATATATTTTCTTATTTCGAAGAAAAGCAAAAAATTAATTCAGGAGAAAATTCTCAAAATAATAATGTGATTAACTCTTTTTTTAAAATCAAAGCAAATAGTGAAGATGATTCTAATATAAACAACAATAAATATAATACTTCAAGACAATTATATCAAAATTATTGGAAAAACATAAACGAGGAGAACTTATTATTACAAGATTTCACTATTGAATGTGATACATGTATTTTTTGTAATAAGGGTGAAATGATTTCTCAAGAAGATGAAGGTATTCTGATATGTAACAATATGGAATGTGGACGTTTTACTAGACATATTGTTGAAGGTGGTAAACCTAACAATAAAGAACCTCCTAGTGAAGTATCATATACAGCATATATTCGTCTTAATCATTTTAAAGAGATTCTTGCCCAATTTCAAGCTAAAGAAACTACACAAATTCCAGAAGAAGTTATTAAAGCCATTAAAGATCGTATTAAAAAGGAACGAATTACAGATATGACGCAATTAAATTATGGTAAAATGAGAGAAATATTACGTAAATTAGGTTTAAATAAATATTTTGAACATATTCAATATATTAATTCAATATTTGGAATAAAACCACCTGTTATGAACGAAGAATTACATGAAACCCTTTGTGTACTTTTTATTGAAATTCAAAAACCATGGGCCATGCACTGTCCTCCTAATAGAACAAATTTTTTTAATTACACATATACACTTTTTCAATTATGTGTATTACTTGATCAAACACAATACTTACCATTTATTCCAATGATGAAAGATAGAGAAAAACAATTAGAACAAGATATGATATGGAAAAAAGTGTGTAAAGAACTTGACTGGCAGTTCTTTCCTACCGTTTAAACACGTTTACTATCATTTTCTTTTACTGTATTTAAAATATTATTTATATTGCTATCATTCCAACCATCAATAGCATTAATATTTTTATCATCAATAAATAAATCAAAATGAGGTTTTCCCATTCGTAATTCATGAAATTTTGCTCCAAATTGTGTTAATTGAGAATATGTTAGTCTGAAGTATTCTGCGGTTTTTCCAGATTTACAACCACGTGCTGTCCAATAAGTTATAGTATGACCTTCATCATATAATTTATTAGCCTTATCTATATTCTCCTGAATAGGAGTAGACTTATCATAACTGTTACCAATTGTGTTTACAATCGTATTATCAACGTCAATGAATATTTTCATTTAATATACAATATTAAAAAAAAAAACTTTTTTAAACATATTACTTTTTTGTAATTTCTTTTATTAAAGTTAAACAACCTAATACTAATAAAGTACATTGTAATCCAATAACAATTTTTGGAATAATATTCCATTTTGATATTTGATCAACAATAGATTCATCTAATTTGTATAAATCAACATAATGATTCATATCTAAAAGTAAATAATAGTTCATTAATGCAGCTATAGATAAAAATATTAAACTTGTCAATATTAGAATTATGTTATAATAAAATGATTTCCCACGATAGTATCTAGAATATCCTAAAGCTCCAAATGATATAGTCGTATATAAACCAACATTACGTAGTGTTGTTTGATAAAACATAATTAAATTTTTGTGTCCTTCATCCATAATAATATTATATATTACACTTATAATATTATTTAATTTATGCTACTTTTGGGAAACCAACTAAGTTAGCACCAATACCAAAACCAGCACCTGTACGAGCAGTTGAACCCATAGCTGGGACAAAAACATCTAAGATACTAAATGTAGCAGCAGCTACAAGGCCAATGATTACAATTTCTTCAACATTGAGAGATTTCTTTGGAATAGAAAAAGCTACAATAGCAACAACTATACCTTCTATTAAGTATTTAACTACACGTTTTACCAATTCTTGTACATCGAACATACCGTCCATTATATATTATAACATAACATTTTTTTTTAAAAAAAAGATATAAACAATTCACTATTATTAATTATATAAATATGTCTGGTTTTGAAAAAAAAATGGTTGATGGGAAACCAAACCCTAAATATGTCGATTTATGCGATGAAGATACACCTTTAGCTGGACAGAAGTTTGCCTGTCTATCTTTTGTATCTCCTGAAAATATTATTAAAAAACGTGAGCTTTTTTTATTTGATGAATTTGTGAAGTCATGGGACTTTACTAAATCTATGGGAAAGTTTTTCGATTTTCTAAATTTTATTTCTCACAAGTATACTTTAAATGTTGAAAAAGTAATAGCTGATTTTAATGATTTTACTAAAGAAGAAGTTGAATTAATGCGTTCAATGCCTGTTGATGATGATTATAAAACATTTTTAGATAAAAATGAAGAACGTCTTAATGAAGACTATAATAGAAAGAACGCTTTTCAAACTTCAGTTAGAGGTTTGAAAGTAAGAGGTGTATATAATACACAAGAAGAAGCTGAAGAACGTTGTAAAAAACTACGTGATATTGATTCTAGTCATGATATCTTTGTAGGACCTGTCGGTATGTGGATTCCATGGGACCCAGATGCATATAAAACAGGACGTGTTGAATTTATGGAAGAAGAATTAAATCAATTACATAGCGAAAAAATGAAAAATGAACAACGCGCAAAAGAAGAATTTGAAAAACGCATTCGTGAAACAAAACAAAAAGCTATTGAAGAAAACATCAAAGAAGCTGAAAAATCTGGTAATGTTTTAACTCAATCTATGGATGATGATGGTAATTTAATTGGTGTTACTGAAACTGTCAACTTTGATGAACGTGAAGAAGCCACTGAAGAAGAACAAAAGAAACATAATGAAGAGGTTTTAAAACGAATGATGGAGGAAAAGAAACAAGATTAAAATAATAAACTATATTTATATAAACGTTTGTTAAATATATTATGTAATGACTCTTATTCATTATATAATACCAAAACTTCTAAACGCAAAAGAAGATTATTATAAAGACGCTTTTGGAATTGGTTTTAGTGATTATTTATTATTAGTACAAAAAATAAATACAACTGAATATGTCGAAAAAAATAATATAACGCAAAACATTACTAGAACTTTTTTTTATAATTTTTTAAATTATAATTTACAATCTCATATAAGTATTTTGGAATTAATTAGTTATATTAATAGCTCATTTCTATCAGAATGTGACAAACAGGCATATTTGATGTATGTTAATAAATATATGAAAACTATTAATGGCTTCCGAAAATTAAAATTATTATATGACAATAAATTTTATCCTACCAGATTTAATATTGAATTAGAAAGTATGAATGAATTGGATATAAACCATAAACATACTATTTGTATTATTCAAGAAAAGTCAAAGTATTATTACAAAATACAAGATATAATTAAAATTATTAATAATCGTTTATGTCATTCTCCTAACTTTTTTTGTAATTCTTTAGCTATATTAAACCCATATACTAATATACCATTCAATAAGTCAACATTGTATAATATCTATTTTTTTATTAAAAATAAAACCATGATAAAATCAGAACTTTTCGAAATATTTTTTAATGAAAATTTTGAACTTTTCTCTTTTAAAGAAAAACATGCTAGTACTATTATTACACATTATATTAAAAGTTTTGTTAAAAATATTGAAAATGACCACTTATTAAGAGGTATTAAACGTATGATAAAATTTATTAATAGATGTATTAATAAAGAACACAAAATTTTACTCTCAGATGATTTTCCTACAGATATTATTTTAACTGCGTTCAGACCATATTATGAATTATTTTTAAATTTTATGTATTGTAATGATAGCCAACAAAAGTATAATTACAAACATATGTTTTTATATAAAATAGAAAAGTTCATTATGTTTAATCCTTTCTTTGGAAGGACCAAAATTAAAGTAATTCGGGGAGATAATAATAAAATCATTCAAAAACAATCAATACCAATTAGAAGTAATTTTATACCTTTTAATACTAAGAATGATATACAAGTCCATAAATTTTTAAATAATCATATTCGTGAATATAAACCTCGTGAATATTTTTGGACAAGTGAATTTTTTGATGAATCAGATAGTTTTTCTAGTAGAACAGATATATTCAGTAGAGTTTTTACTAGTGTTAGATTACCAATTCATAGCTATTTGTCATCCGACGAAGAAAGTAGTCAACAATCAGATAGTGATAATTCAAATGATGAATCCAATGTTGAAGAATTAAATATTGATAATACCGATGACAATATGAGTATAGAATCTCTTGACAATAATGATAATGATATTGTTTAATTAGATCACCATTTTGATTTTTTTACATTTATTGATGGACCAGCGTTTCTTTTTTTTGATTTACTTGGATCATATTCTTCATCTTCATCATCAGAACCAATATTTTTTGAAATTTCCCAAAACTCTTTTGAACCTAATTTAAAATCCGGTCTACTTTCTGCTTTGTACCAAAATATTTGTTCATTCAGTTTGTTTGATTTTGCATTATTATTTATAACTAAACATTCATAATTTTCAGTTGTTTGATCCATTACTGCGCTAAAAGCATCCAATGTTGGAAACATTGATGCATAATTCTCCCAAATTCTCTTTCTATTTGTTAAGTACGGTTCTCTCAATATAAAAACATAATCTATATTTGTTCTTAAATTTGGGGGTATACCTAAAGGATACTGCATAGTTATAATTAACATTACTTTCCAATGTCTTCCATTCATAAATAATAATCTCATCAACTTATCTCTTGTCCATGATTGATCATACAAACAATCATCCAGAATACAAAATGCTCTAGGATCTACTTTAGAACGTCCATAAGTCGTTACTTCTTTTTTTACTTGTTTTAATACTGCTTTTTGACGTCGCAATATATTTTCAATTAAAACACTATTGTATTCTTCATGAATAAATAATTTTGGAACATGACTCGCATAAAATCCATTTCCTGCTTCTGTACCTGATATAACAGTACCTATTGGAACATCTTGATGATGATATAGTAAATCTCTTACTAAAAATGATTTACCTGTATCACGACGACCTATCATAACAATTACAGGGCCTTTATTTTCATCTGGCTTAAATGTTATAGCTCTCATATCAAATTTTTTTAATTCTAAATTCATTTATATATATAATCATATACATGAATACTTTTTTTATAACGAATGTGTGTTTAAATAGTGAATATTTTAAATTACTTTAGTGTATTATGGAAAATACAAAAAATAAATTCGACATTAATTTTGTTGAAAAAAAAATTCCAAATATTAATTCATGGAAATCACATGATGAAGATTATAACCCTTTTGATGTATCAGACTTACAAACATATTATCCTATTTATAAATTATTTCATCAATTTAAAGTTGATAATAGTTTTTCACAAATAGATACTAAACTACATATCATTAATAATAATATTGTTTCAGATAATACCAATATTACCATAGATAAACCCACATTTTTTAAATATGGCCCTTTATTAGACCCTTGTCATTATTTGATAGGGAAATATAAACATGAAACTATTAAATTACCTAATTATTCAGATAATAACAGTAAAATTAACAGTATTCATAATGCATCATATGTTGATAACTTTTGTTATCTACTCATCGGTAAATTATTGAATCAACATTCTTTTATACATGGTATTGATTATTATGGTTCATTTTTAGGAATTCAAAAACAATATAGAATAGATATTTTAGATGATTTAGAATATATTCAGACTTATGACTTCTTTCATGAAAATATTTCTAAACTATTTCACACTAGTGTATTCCAACATTCTTACCATAATCAACATAATTCAAAAAAAAATAAACCATCTCTTGCTATATCTAATGAAGAATGTAATATAGATTTTGAAACATTAGATAATTGTGATTCAGAATTAAATGAAAACAAAATAGAATTAGTCTATGAAAATGAAGATTTTATTGATAATAATTGTGATGATAGTGATAATAGTGTTGTTTCTAATTCAGATGATGAACATGAAGACATTGACGAAGAAGACACCAATCAAGATAAAGATGAAGATAAAGAAACAAATGATGAAGAAGACGAAGAAGACGACGAAGACGACGATAGTAGTGTAACTGAAGAACCTTTATTTGCTTATTTATATGATTTCCCTATTCAAATGATTTGTCTTGAAAAATGTGAAAATACTTTTGATTATTTATTACAAAATGACCTTATTGATGAAGATGATGCTAGATCTATATTATTTCAAATTATTATGATTCTTATTACTCTTCAAAAAGCATTTAATTTTACACATAACGATTTACATACAAATAATATAATGTATACAGAAGTTGATTATGAATTTGTATACTATCAATACAAAAACAAATTTTACAAAGTCCCTACATTTGGAAAAATATTTAAAATTATAGATTTTGGTAGAGCTATATACACGTTTAATGGTAATGTCTTTTGTAGTGATAGTTTTCAAGAAGGTGGTGACGGACATGGACAATATAACACTGAACCTTTCTTTGATTCAGATAAAAAACGTATCGATCCAAATTATAGTTTTGATTTATGCCGACTTGGATGCTCTATATTTGATTTTGTTATAGATAGTGATATGTCTATTGATGATATGGACGGGTTTCAACGTATTATTGCTGAATGGTGTACAGATGATGATGGTAAAAATATATTGTATAAAAAAAATGGTGATGAAAGATATCCAAATTTTAAATTATATAAAATGATAGCTAGATTAGTACATCATCATACACCTACAAAACAATTAATACATCCTTTTTTTGAATCATATAATAGTGATAATATTCCACAAGATGCTGTAGTCATTAATATTGATAGTATTCCTTCTTATGCTAATTAAAATATTACAATTCGTTATAATAATTATTTGATAATGTAAATAATTATTAATGGAAGACTATGAAAAACAATTTGAGAAAATAATAGAACCATATTATGGTTATAAAAGAAATACAAATATAGATAGTATGCTATTAGAACATAATATATTACCTCATATATATTCTATTAACGAACGTAATGACATGACTGACTATGAAGTATATAGTATAGACCCCGAAGGATGTGAAGATGCTGATGATGCATTTAGTATATATTATGAAAATGATAAATTGTACTTGGCTATACATATAGCCGACCCTACTGAATTTATAAATTTGGATTCTTCATTATGGTCATCAATTGAATCAAATGTTGTAACAAGATATCCATCAAATAGAAAACCCATTCATATGATTCCGGATGAAATAATGGAAAAGTCTAGCTTAATGGTAAATAATTATGGAGATGTTAAAAATGCGATAACTATCTTAACTGAAATTGATAAATATACATATAAACCAAAAGGTACAATACAATTAGCATTTACAGTTATAAAAGTTAAGTCAGTAAATGCTTTATCATATAAAACAGCTAGTGAATTGTTTAATACGAATGAAATATTACAAAATGGTATTAAAATAAGTAATAGTTTATTAAATTCTCGTTCTACAAAGACAAAAGGAACTGTTTTAAATGAAGTATCTAATTCATATATAAAATATGATACTGACAAAAATATGTATTTATATTGTGATTCAATTGTGGAAAAATCTATGAAAAATATGATAGCGGAATTTGCTATCTTCGCAAATTCTTTTGTTGGAGAATATTTAAAAATAAATTTTGATGGTCATGGCTTGTATCGCATTTGTAACGCAAATGAATGGTTAGAAACTGTATACAATATGTCTGGACAAGAATTATTAAATGAAATAATTATTAATGGTATACGTGCTGAATATATGTCAGAAGTTAACTCACACGATTTAATTGGTGCCCCTGAGTATTGTCATTTTACATCTCCTATACGTAGATTATCTGATTGTGTTTGTCATTATTTATTAAAATATATACATTTAAAACAAACTAATTCTTTATTACCTGTACCTTTTACAAATGAACAATTGGAAAAATATTCTAATAATTGTATTTCATTATCAAAATCTATGAAAAATATTCAGTATAAAGATTCGAAATTTAGATTAATTCAAGTAATACAGTCAATGTTATTCAAAAATGAACCAGTAGAAATTGGATATTATATATCTAGTTATACAGGCTTATTTTTGAATATTATTATCAATAATATTAATGAACATTCTATTTATATATCTTATACATTACGTATACCTAATTTACAAATAAATTATAATAATAGAACTGTAAATTATTTATCAATTAATAAAGTGAATTGTATGAATAAACATGATCAAGGTAGTATACCTGAATTGGATAAGATTTTCATGTAATTTTTGATTATAATAATATAAATATTTTATTATTATATTATTAAATGGAAATTAATAATGAACAAGGAGTCACTGCAAATTGGTTAGATACTGACAGTAGAACACATATTTGGGAGATTATATATAAGAAAGAAAATGAACATTTGAATAATGGTGAAACTAATGAAATAAAAGCAAAACAAATTATTAAAACCAGACTTTTGAAAGTATATGAATTGGTTGTTTTATTTTCATCATTATCATGTGCTGCATTAGTTGGAATTTCGGATTCTTCTAATGAAGATTATAATTTGTTAATTATTTATGACAGTATAAGAGGATTTGGTATAGTATCATCTAGTTTAGGTGCTATCGTTTCTTTATCTACATGTATGATAATAAGTGCATTACCACAACAACATATTATAGATTTTCTTCACACATTTATGAAATATTCAAATATACCAGTGTTTACTACTGTATTATCCATATTTTCTATGATGACGTGTGCTTCTCTACAGTTCAAAAAACCTGTTATGTATATAATATTACCTTATTCTACTATATGTTTCTTTTATGGACTATATATCTACAACAAACTACGAAAAAAAATGATCAAGCTGATTGATCGCACAAGTAAAATAACTGAATAATTACCACGTCATAATTATATTTATTACCACGTCATTATCACATGATACATGCTGTAATATTATGCTAAAAATAATATAAAAAGATTATTATTATATTATTTATAATGATGAATTCGTTTCTCTTACTATTACTCCCTTTTTGCGTTAATGCCTTTTCAAGGATTACCTCTGTAACAGCAAAATCTCTACAAACTAAACCTGTTATTGTTGGTTCTACAAAACCAATTGAAAATTTTGACCCATTAAATTTTGGAACTACAGATGAAAAAATTTCTATATATCGTGAAGCTGAACTTAAACATGGTAGATTAGCTATGGTTGCCGCAACAGCAATTCCTTTAATTGAATCTAATACTCATAGACCAGCAATTCATGAATTTACTAATTTACCTGATTTATTACAAATTGGATTAGTTTCACTTATGTTTGTTTCTGAATTTTCAAGCATGTTTAGAGGATGGAAAAATCCTTTTCAAAAAGATAGTACTTCTAATTATTTCAAATTATTAGAAAATTATCAACCTGGTGACCTTGGGTTTGAAGTCGCGACAAACTTAGATAGTCCAAAAGGTAGAGAATTTTTAAATAAAGAATTAAATAATGGTAGATTAGCTATGGTTGCCGCATTAGGAATGATTGTTCAAGAATTAGTTACTGAACACACACTTTTTTAATTGATATAATAAAATGATATACCATTTTATATTACCATGTAGTATATGGTAATATATACTAAAATATATTTTCAACAAGAGTTACATTCTTAAAAATATTTTTACCATGTATGTTTTAAAAGTCTTTCATAATAAACATCCATATAATGATCACTTACTTTCCAACAATTAAACAATGAATATTTCCACCACGTATTATAATCATAATGTTTAAAAATTTCTAATTTATCGTCACTTAAACATAAATTAATACCTACATGTTGAAAAAATATCATTGGAGCAGCAGTAATAATATCTCTTTGGTTGGAAATGCGATAATGGGTCAAATTATCTTGCTTATCAAAAGCTTTTCTAAATTCATAGTCTCCTACTCTTGGACTCGCAAATGATACAATTGTTACATGTTTATCTATTACTTTAGATAATTCATAACCAAATAATGTTGATAATGCTGCTCCAAGACTATGACCAGTAACAAATACATTATAATCCGGATATTTTTCAAGTAAATCTTCTATTTCTTTTAAAATTTCTTCATATACATTTTCATTATGTAATTGTTTATAAAAACCACTATGGACATATACATTGTCATGTAAATTTCTTTTCAAAAAAGATAAATCATAATACCAATCATGTTTGGATTCACTTCCTCTAAACACAACTGTTATTCTTTTATGAGTTTCACTAATTGTAATACCTACTTGTAAGTCTGTTGAATCTA